TTTCGGCTGACCCAAGCGTTTTGAATAAAGTTATGATCTTTGTCTTCGAGTATGAACATTATCTTGCCCTCGATTGTCCTGATGCGTATGTTGTGTTACTCAGCGGTAAACCAAAAACCACTTGAACGATTTTGTCGCCACTACTCCAGTTCAAAGCGGTTGCTGTAGATCGTATTTTTTGTCCAGTTGCTAAAAAATCAATGTCGGCTGATACAGCCGGAGGTGCCGTGTTTATATAAAGTCCGGCAGCATTAGAGAGTGCGTTGTATGTTTCGGAAGCGGAATCGTACACAATAAATCCGCCATTACTATTACGAACTACGGTCCAAAGGTATAACGGTGAGAGACCATTATATATAACCGGACCGTCTGTACTACCATTCGGTGTAGCTGACGATAACGAAATGCAACCACTATCCGGTGTCATAACAATATAGTCGTATGTCCCAGAGGCTTCCGCTGTATCAATATCAAATGAGTTTGCGCCGACATTTTCAATCGCGCTGTCTGCGACTTCTGCGGTATATGTTGTAATGTCGAATAGATCACCCGCGCTGAATTCAGGATGATACATCCAAATAGGACGAGAGCCAGCAGTATCGCGGTCAAATAAAAGTATGCAGCAATCTGTGTTGCCGAGGTTGTGTGTGACTGTTGTATTCGCGCCATTTGTATGAGATACGGAGCCGATAGCAACACCAGTAGCGTCTCCATTTAGAACAAACCCGGTCCATTCATTTGTACCGCTTAGTGTTCGTGCCGCTTGGTAATCAGCATTACTGCTGGCACCAGACCCACCCCAGAAATGCTCGTTGCTGCTGTCGTGGCTAAATCGCGCGAACCATGTTTCCGTGGCGTCACGGTTCTTTCCAATTTCAACCCAAGACGACCAACCAGATCGTGCAGTTGCAAGTGTCGCCAACAATGAACCCTCTTGCTCCAAGACTACATTGAATACGTCTGTATAGTCTGGAGTATCAGGCGGTGTTGCATCTGCAATTGTTTTTGAGTTGATCGCGTTGAAGTCGCTTGGAGCAGTTCCGCTAAAAGTTTTTTGGCCCGCATTGAGGACTACAGTTGAGTTTGTGTAAGGATGGAAAAATGGAAACCATGTTTGACCTGACAAGACCCCCGTGAAAGCAGCGTTCGTTGTCGTACCCGCTTCAATCTCACTCTGCGTTGCGCTATTCTGCCATGTGTCGTTTTTAGAAAACCAGATAGCATCATTGTCAAAATCTATTGCCATTCCGATAATATCGGTTGCCGCAAAGGTCGAGCCGTAGGCGCTTAAACTGGACGGGCTGCGCTTGTCGCCGCTGTTTGCATAGTAAGTGTAAGCATCGCCTCCGAGCCCCGTCCACCCACCTGTGTTCGTCCCATAAACTAAATCCTGCAATGCGGCCTCCGAAGCAATCCCAAAATGGTCAAAAGTGCTACCCGCCGTGAACTCTATGTAGTATTTGCCGCTTGAAACGCCTAACGTCCCCACTATTCCCGCGTCTGTAGACGAAGTGTAAGTCGCTTGTGTATTGCCTTCTGCGTATGCGTAGGTGCCGCCTTCTTTAAGTAAGTTATTCCATACACAATAATTGCCGCTTACTCCATCACTGCTGTTCGTCGGGCTGTCGGAAACAACGGCGCCTGCAGCAGGGCCGTTCGTCGTTGTAATCGACATTGAGTTGCCGCTGGTATCAGTTCCCGCCTGTATGTCAGTGCCGTCCTTGAAAAAGACGCCATGATTTCCAAACGTAAGGGCTTGTATTGTGGCGTCTGATTTAGGCCCGTAGTTTCCGTTTGTGTCTTGCTCGATAAAGTCCGTGATAGCCGTCGAGCCTGTGCCATCGATAAGAGCAAACTGTCCAAGGTATCCACTGAACGGGATTCCGCTAGTGTCGGCTCTAGTGCCTAAGTGGTGATTTTGTGTATCGTTAAAATCACAATCAGCACCAGTAATTGCGGGCGAGTTTTCCCAAGTAATTTCACGGATACTGGTTCCGTCTGCTATCCACGCGCGTAAACGCTCGGATGCGGTTCCATTGTCTACATCCCACTTTACATAAAACGCAGACCAGCCTGTAAAATCCCTAAAGTCGTCAAGCGAGTACCAATTATTCCCCAGAAGATTAACCGTGAGTCGATACTCCTTGCTTGCAACAGCTTGGTTGCCGAAGTAAATGCGATCCGTACCCGCCATAATGATATGACGCGCCGATGTGTCTGCAGTCGATGTATCAACAGTGTCGAGTTTGGCCCAAAAGAAACAAGAGCCAGCGCGTAACGAAGTCGGCGTTGCTGCCGGTGTCCACTCCGTAAAATCTGCGTCAGGACGATTAAAAATAACGCTATCGTCAATGACGTTGCCGGAGAAACCACCGCCCATCATAAGCAATGCGCCGTCCGGTATGATCGAACAAAGCTGGCCCTTCGTTAATTCCGGCCATGTGGCAAAAGCAGTTTTAAGCATTATGATAAATACCGTATTTCTTCACGCTGCCACGAACCCGTATAAGGACATCAGTTTCGGCGTCAGCCGTGCCGTCAACGGCGTCTTTACTATTTGGTAACTTAGTGGCGTTCCAGCCTGAGAACGTAACCGAACGAGAGCCGGTGCTGTCCTGCACAATCGTCAGCCAAATATCGCAATCATCATCCGTCGAGGGCGGGTTGATCGTCGTGCTGTTGTTGATAACGACAAGCTGTAACTCGCCATTGTCAGGATCGAGCGTTTTGCTACCACTCGTTTCTGTCGGTGTCGTGGCGCTGCCACCGCCGATGTCATACCAATCGGCAGGGTGGCCTACAGTGCGACGATCAGAGACATCAGCTTTTAAAATATCCGCGTCATACGCTTGGACTTCAACCCCTAAGTTTCCCGTTGCGGCGTCACCTAACCCTAACGTTGTCCGTCCTTCCGCAGCACTGGTATCATCCAGTAAAGTTTCCATAAAAGTTGACACAGGGACTTCTGTAGTCCCCGCGGCGTTAACAATAGATAGGCCGTCTGACGACCAGACTAAAAATTGGTCAGCTGTTGGGGTGGGTAGCGTGACACTAGCGCCTGACGTATCACCATCTGCGAGTTTCGCGGAACGGCTAACCTCTGTATTAAGTTGTTGACACAGCATCGTCAACTTATCTAACGCTTCCTCAACTTGATCGGAAGGGAACGGATCGTTTTCTACGAGGTCCAACCCCTGAGTGAATTGCTCTTGCCGAAGAATAACAAGCGTCTCACCAGTGGCCGGTGCGGTGGTCATTGTTACCGTACCACCCGCCGCGACACCTGCGCCGGCTACGGTGTAATCCGTGTTCAGGGTTTGCGTGGCTTCGGACCCGTCAGCGTCAGTTACGACAATAACAGTGAGATCATCATCAGCAAAGAACAGGTATGGGAACGTAAACTCGGTAACGATATCATCACCGGCTGTCTCTGTTCGGCTTGTGGTTGTTGCTATTGTCATAACTACACCTTTATAACTTCGTATACGTTAATGTAAACTTATAACTTCATATCGGGGTCAGCGCCGATGGGTTGTGGTTCAAGAGGTATCATAGCTTCAGGTTCACCCCCTTCAGTCATGTCATTGACAGCACCAAATGTGGCAGTACCTAATGGTGTAACCGGACGCATACCTAATCTCACAAGAATAGAGTTAAGCGCCATTGCTGCGCTAAACTTTTCAACGTCACTAACGGCTTTACGAGATAACGCAATAAACAACTCTTTATCTAACATAGCTTCGGTGACTATTTTAGCTACTTTAGCGTTAGGTGTTCTGGCGATAATCTGTTCACTGAGTTTAGCACCCCCCGCTGCGATAATAAGTTGTGCACCACCACTTTCACCAAACATTTTTCCTGCGGTTTTCGCGCCATGCGCTCGAATGAATAATTGTTGAAAACCTTCAGAGGCTTCTTCAATGACTACATCAGCCGCACCCCGCGTTTGCGCTTTAAGAACGGTATCCGCCATATCAAGTACTGAAGTTAGTTGCTTGACATCCGCAGAGTTCATGGCACCGCTATCAAGCATAATCTGAACGGCGGATGGTTTACCAGCAGACAACGGCTCGGTTAATAGTCTGCGTAATTTAACAAAGTCAGTCGAATTATCAGGTCTAGTAGCCTCCCTCATAGCGTAGTCGATAACGGTGGCTTTGAAACCTTCTTGTACTTCACCACCTTTTTTCGCAGACATCCTGGCGAGGCTGGTTAATTCCCTAGAGGGTGAAGGACCACCAAACACACCCGCCATAGCATCTACAGGACTTTCAAATTTACTATTTCGAGAGAACCTAGCGAAAGCGGCACGTTTCTCTATGGTCTTTGTCCCATTCTTTAGTGCGTCTAATGTTTTAACAACACCTTCTTCAGCATCGGCTAATTCTTTTATGAATTTAGTTTCATTAGGAAAACGTTTTGCAAGTGTGGGGTGCTTTCTTAAAAATTCTCGCATAAATTTGACTTTTTGAGCGCCAGATGATCCGGTGTCATGTGCAAGAATTGAGAAGAAACGTTCTTGAGCCTCAACCATCAGTTGTGCGTTGTCTAATGCCTCTTGACCGCCTAGTTGCATGTCTGGAAGAAACCTTACGCTTTCTTCTAATTCAACTAATCGATGTTTAACTAGGTCGTCCCCTCCGGCAAAAGCCCGACTTAATAAGATTTCGGGGGGTTGTCTTAAACCTTGTCGGCCTTCTGCCAAAGTTTTACCTGTATAAGAATTAGTGAAGGCGTCATGCAAAGAAGCGGTAAAACGTCTTGCGGTATCATATGCTTCAGTATCTATATTTACAGCGCGTAATACCCCGGATTTAGGTCCTTTAAATATTGTGTCAATATCTTCTAATGCTGCTTCAGCTAAGTGGCCGTAGAAACGTGCATCAGTGGCGTTGTCAGGGTTCACGGCGGCTTTACGCGCTTCTGCTAACATTTGGGAGCGAAAGGTTTTTAAAAATCCTGTGGTTACCTGTTGTTCACCTGACGCGATATCCTCAAGAGTTTTCTTAACTAATGGGGGAACAGGAGTACGAGGCAACACACTGGCTCGTACATCTTTAAAAGCCCTTAATATGTTAGCACTGGTTCCTTCAATATCACTTGGTACAAGTTCCCACAACTTAGCCTCAACCCCCCGGCTCTGTGTAAGCGCGGTATCAGCGGCCTCAAAGGCTTGACGGCTTAACTCTGCTTTATTCGCGTTAGTAGCTGGTAGTTTCTCTGCGGCTTTTAACGCTGCAAGTTTAGCGGCGTTTGCACGATCACTAAGCACCGTAAAGAAATAACGCGATTGTACCGTAGCAGCCTCACGCAATGCTGTCGGGTTCCCTTCACGTTTCAAGAGTTCTACCGTTTTCCTTAAAACTTCATAAGACGCATCAGCCGCGTCATTAACATCAAGTTCAGCACTTCGGGATAGTTTTCCGACGGCAGTTTCAAGACCGATAGTTGCATCGTTAGCTACAGTTTGGGCCACCGTAGCGGGTGTTTTTGGAACACCACTAAGCGAATCCTCTAACAATTTCGCTGTTAGCACGATATCATCGCCGCTTTCCTTAAACGCGGATTGAATAATGCGTGCAGCTTCTGTTTCTTGAGCGGATCGGGAAAAAATCTTAACCCATTGTGAAACTTTACCCCGTAACCACACACTAGCCGATCTCGCGCTCTTACCGGGGGCTAATACACCTCCTGTAAGTTCACCACCAAAACGGGCGAGTTTATCGCCAGGAAGTAACGCTTCAGCAATCGCACCGCCCGCCGCCGATCCTGCGACCGCTACACCCTCTTTAGCCAGAAATACCTTAGTATGTTTAGCGGCATTATCTAAGATACCATTGACAACTTTTCCTACGAAACTATCCGATAGCACACGCACACCTGTTTTAGCGAAGGCCGTGGTGCCTGTAATATATGCCGCACCGTTACCAGCGGTTTCCCCAAAAGCAAAGGCCACGCGGTTCTTAGTCGGGACTTCATCGAAGTCGCTAAAAGTAAGCGGCGATCCTGAAGGTAATTCCACTTTTTCTAGTTGCTCTAACGCGGTTCGGGCGGCATACATACTAAGCCCGGCCCCCATGAGTGCACCTAACGTCCCACCGACAATACGAGCGCCGGGAACGGGAATTGCTGCGGTAGCCAAGACACCGGCTTTCGCACCCGCTGCTATCCCCGCGCTCAAGGATGTACCTTCAACTAAACCCTTAACACCACCTTGTATACCCGCTTCAACACCGGTTTCGATAGAGGGTGCATCCAAGGGTTTGAAATCAGGGTTTTTAGAAAAATCTAAATTTCCTTCGGATGGCCGTTCTGCGCCTAACGGTTTAAAGTCAGGGTTGTTCGCAAAATCTAAAGGTTCGGGCTTACCCTTCGAACCTTTTTTAGCTTTAGCGGGTAAGGGAACTTGTTGACCGACATCATCCCCAGGTTGTTCGATATTCTCCTCAAGCAGACCACTTAAAGGTTGAGCATCAGGTAACACCGGTGCGGTTTCAGCGTCCGCGATCAACGGAGCATCTATAGGTTCATTGGTTAATATTTGTCCAGTCATATTATCTCTGACTACCTTGATACTCTACGTATTGACCCTGTATGCGGATAATAGTGCCGGGTTGTATACCTGATTTACGAGCGTCCTCGAAACTATCATAATCTTTCGGCACCGCTAATTTGTCTCGGAATATACTCGCTTTGATAGAAAACGCGCGCAGTTCTTTTCTTTGTTCCTCAGGCATTACCTCTTTGCTATTAGCGCGTTTCAAGGCTTTTATTGCTCTAACCTCCAAAACTTCATCAATCGACGCCAACCGATCTCGGAATCTTTGAGGGCTTTCTATATCTTTCGGACCAATAGATGTTTCTTCTTTTATCTCTATGCGTTCTTTATCGGCTCTTTCACCTGTGCGTAATACAGACACCAATTCATTCTGATAGAGGACTAAACGTTCCCGTGCTTTAACCACTTTTTCGTTACGGAAAAACTCTGTCTCCCCAAGTATGGGGACACCAGCGCCGATATTTTTGATTGTCGAAAGAAGCCCCGTACCATAGAAAGACGCACCGAAAACTGTTTCCTCAAATGGTATTGGTTTCGAATTAGGTGATAGTAGCGACGGTTTACCACCCTCAACAACAGGACCACCTTGCGCTGTGTCTGTGCTATGGTTGGGTCCAGGCTGATCTGATGGTGTGATAGACTCACCCCTTGAGTTTACACCTAATTCATTTAAAGCGTTCTTAGTGGTTTGACTCAATACCCCTGGTATGGTTACTACGGAACCATCAGCAGCTATTTTAGTTGATGTTCTATCCAACACGGTTGTCGCGGCTATAAAGTCCACAACATCTTGTTCACTAGCCTCACCCGTCAGTATCTTAGGTCCTAATCGCGCGGCTACACCCCTAGAACCGGCCTCTGTAAATCTTCGTGTGCTGTCGGCTTGGTTAAATCCATTGAGAAAACGTTCTTTAGTTTCTGCCGAAGGTTCAGGTAGTCCGGCTTTATTATAACCAGCTATCCACTCAGCGTATTTTTGTTCGGCAGTCTGTCTGGGATTGAAATTGGCTATAACTTTTCTATCAACGTCAGTTAGGTCTTCTTTCTTCTTAATGTTCATTATTGTCATATATTTAGCTATTTCTTGTTCGGCCTCTTGAACACCTTTTTCGGAAGCACGATCAATTTTAATGACCTCCCGGCGCATCCGACGATGCTCTTTATCACCGACGATTGTCGCTAGGTTCGGGAACTCCAATAGGCCACGCGCGGCTTCCGTATTACTATTCTCCAAGTGTTCATCGAAGACCCGTGTTAGCACAGCCGCACGACCTGATTGACGGTTCGCTTCTTCTTCTGCCGGTGTTAGGGCTTGCGCGGCCTCTTTTACTTCATCATCAACACGTTTAAAAGCGTCAGTAAGATCACCAGTCTGTGCAGCGTCTTCCGCGATTGCGGTTAGGTTTGTTGAAAGACCCTTACGGACAGTTTCGCGCCCCGCCAGCGTCACCTTACGCGCCATTCGGCTTGCGGCGTTGGCACGGATACTTTCGAGCCGTATGGTAAGTCGTGCTAAACTCTCAGGTGAGCCAACATGGTTATCGAGTTGTTTCTGCATATTCTCTTGCAAGAACGAACCATATTTTTGCGTTAGTGTCGGATCGGTTACGTCCCCCTCCGTCTCTAGACGTAACGCTTCATCCGTAGCAAGTCGGTTATATTCATTATAAGCCCGAGAACGGTTGACTGTATCATTACGGTCATCAGTTCGTTTCTTAGCCTGAGCCAACTGCACTCCAAAGTCGGCTATCGCCGCGCCGGCGCTACGCGCCTCGGCACCAGGGTTAGCGTCAACACGGTTCATAGCCGGTGCGCCCGGTCCTGCCGCCGCGCCAGCATCAAAAGATGTAAATTTATTACCCATGTTGTTTTTCCTTAACTAATAATTAAGCCGGTAGCATTGTTTGGAGATTAAGCGGCAGCCCCGCCGCATTACCAGCGCCACCTACCGTACCTGTAATGCCTGGACTGCCACCACCAAAAAATCCACCAGAAACACCAGCACCAACACCCATAAGAATAGAAGAAAACGCGCCGAACGCCGCTTTCGACCGCGCCGCTTTTCCTTCGGCTATCTGAATACGACCCCTATTTTCTAGGTTGATAGCACGAACATCACCGGCATGTATAATATCCATTTCCACCAAAGCCTGTTCCATTGCGGTGTCTTCTAAGAGGTCGAGTTTGTCTGGATCAAGCGCCCGATTAGCCCCTTGTACCTTCATGTTGATACGTTTTTGCCGTTTTGCGTTCTCGATTGCCGTTAGGCGTTCTCCGTGCGCGGCATTGAATAACGACTGAGCGTTTGTATTAGCCGCGCGTTGTGCAGACGCCCCCGCCGCTAACGAACCTATAGCAGAAACCGCAGTTCCTACGATTAGTAGTATCTCACCGCCGCTCATGTCAAAACTCTCACATATAAAGCACAATCCTGACCGTCAGGACTGTATTGTTTCATACGTTCACATTCCATTTCGAACCCTAACATCTTAGCCCATTTATGGGCTTGAGGGAAATCACAATCAACGGATATTTCTAAACGGTTGACGTAGCACCCATCAAGAAACTTTTTCACGGCGTAATGACACCGCAAGAAATTCTTTGGTCCCATTTCAGATAAAAACGCCCAAGCTTGCGCTCGACCTTGCCATAACGGCACAATACCCGCAGCGCCTAATGGTGTATCATCATCAAATGCCGTGTAGCTTGGGTATTGCGACAAAGCACTAGCCTGTTCATGGCTGACCCAATCACTTAATTGCATCTGCAACTTTTGTAATTTTATCATCCCCAAGTGCGCGGGGGTAAAAGGTACAACAGCAAACATTAACCTCGGTCCTGTGTCTCCATTTGCGGCATGAACGCTTCAAGCGTTATTGGAAATGGTTGTGTCTGACGATAAAAGAACAGACTTTCTTTAGAATATTCACCGTCCCATTCAACCTCTACATCGCCAGTGAACAACGGGACGGCGTTATCCATGAGATCACCACCTTCACGGAATACGAGTTCATCTAAGTTATTTTCATCCGGGCCAACAAATCCACCAAGCGAATTAAGAAAACGTAAATTGATACGGTGAAATCGTATAAGTTTACCTTGCGATGTTCCATCCCGCGCCCCCTCATCGCGCCTTAAAGTCTCAAGATCGGAATTATATTGTAGACCCACATGGACCTTAGACGCGGGACGGTCTAACGTTATAGAACCACTTGACACAGTTTTATCTGCATGAGCCGACCCTTCCGCTAACACGGAAACTGTTTGACCCTCTAAATGATCCAGACCCGTGATCGTCGTGGATCGTTCCCTGGCCTCGCCCCCAGAAACATAAGCCGTAAAAGCCGAACTGTTAATGGCGTGTCGGATTGTGCCGCTGACGGTGTATGTAGTAAAACCAGTACTATCAACATTGATTGTGAAATTATCAGCATCTGTAACGGTAACGGTGTAACGGTTTCCATTTAATTCCGTCATACCGAGTACATCAAAAATTCCAACCTTATCCCCTG